ACAAGCAGATACGGATACATGTTTCATGTCTGGGAAGGGAAACTTCCGTTATAAGGTGTCCCCAGAATATAAACCCAATCGTAAAGATAAGGTAGCTCCTCGCTTTCGACAAGATTGTAAGGAATTCCTAATCAAAGAATGGAATGCAGTACTCAGTCATGGATGTGAAGCAGATGATCTGTTAGGTATCTCACAAACAGAAGATTCCATTTGTGCATCCATTGACAAAGACTTGCTTATGATTCCGGGGTGGCACTATAATTGGGTTAGGGATGAACGGGCATACACAGCCCCGTTAGATGGTGTCCGCTATTTCTATAAGCAAATGCTCATTGGAGATAAGGTGGATAACATCATCGGGGTACATGGCCTTGGCCCTGTGAAAGCTGGGAAGTATATAGACAATCTAGAGGAAGAGGAGGAGATGATTGAGACGGTATTATCGTTGTATAATGACGATGTTACCCGTTTTATCTATAATGCTCAGTGCCTCTGGATTATGCAACAAGAAGGAGTTACATGGGCACAAAGAGTAAATTGTCCTTTACCGAGCCAATTGCAACAAGAGGTGGCTCAGATGTCAGATTCTATGAAATCTTTGATGGCCGATATATCAATGGGGCATATTATGACCCCAGCGACGACGTGTGGTATCCATGTCAGTGGAGTATTAGCGGAGAGTATGGAACCAGAAAGTCTGCCCTTGACCTAGTTAACCATCGTGTAACGGACACCCCGTTCTAATGATGTGGACTGAAGGTAGAATTAAGTCATTCATCATCTCAGTATTACGGACAGGGGCGCGGCGCTGGCCCCCTAAGTATGAATGCTTACAAGATGCATGTACAGGACAGAAAATAAATGAGAAGTCTGGACGATTAGCCAAGCACTATACATGTGCTGGCTGCCTCCAAGAATTTACCTCAAAAGATGTAGAGGTAGATCACATCTCTCCTGTAGTATCTGTTGGTGATGGCTTCATAGACTATAACACATTTATAGAAAGATTATTTTGCAAGAAAGAGAATCTACAGGTATTGTGCAAACCATGCCACAAAAAGAAGACCTTAGCAGAACGCAAATTACGGTGAGGTATCAGATGAGGGGGGATCGGCATTACGAGTATCGTATCTATCGAGACCAGAAAGCCTTCTCACATGATCTAAATACTATCACTGAGCAAGTACTTAAATGGGAGATTTTACATAAATGATTTTTAATTTCTTAATTCGTAAGACTCAAGCAGAAGTACATAAAATCTCTGTACATATTCCAGCGGGGTCTCTTATCCGTGGTCTACAGAAACAGGGTACTCGCCCTTCGAGTGTTACATTAACTCATAAAGAATTGGCAGAACTACTACGTAACCCTAAATATACCTTAACAACTGTATTACCTAGTTTACAAATGGAGAATAGTACTTGAGTACACATATGGTTATTCCTGATTGTCAGGTGAAGCCTACACACTCAACTGCCTATCTACGAGCAGTGGGACAGTATATGGTGGAGAAGCAACCAGACACAGTTATCTGTTTAGGTGACTTTGCTGATATGCCTTCGCTAAGCTCCTACGACGTAGGTAAGAAGACGTTTGAGGGTAGACGTTACCGTGATGATATTGAGGCCTCTAAGGAGGCTATGAACACCCTTCTAGCCCCATTATATGAGTATAATGAGCAAGCTATTCGTAACAAGAAGAAACGTTACCACCCACGCATGGTATTAACCCTCGGTAATCATGAGGAGCGCATCCTACGTGCAGTGAATGAAGATAGTAAGCTTGAGGGTACTATTGGTATTGCTGATCTGGAGTACGAACGGCATGGATGGGAAGTATATCCGTATCTTGATGTTGTTATTATTGACGGTGTTGCTTACTCACATTATTTTGCGTCAGGCGTTAAGAATTACGCTATCGTCTCTGCACGTAATCTAGTAATTAAGAAACATATGAGTTGTGTTCAAGGACACAATCAGAAGATGGAGATTTATAATGAATATCGAGCAGATGGAACCATGCTTACAGGATTATTTGCAGGATGCTGTTACCAACACAATGAAGACTATCTCGGCCCCCAAGGAAACAACTACTTCCGCGGAATCCACATGCTGTATGAAGTCGACAAAGGACATTTCCAAACACACTCAATTACCCTTGACTACCTCCTCAAGCGTAACAAATAACCCCCTGCTTCGGCAGGAGGGAGGTGGGCATTACAAAGATATGGCTATCCAACCGGTTACATATATCCATGCCAATAATATTCCCTTCTTAGAGGGGAACATCATTAAGTATGTTTCACGTTGGCGTAATAAGAATGGCCTTGCAGATCTTAAAAAAGCAAAACATTGTATTGAATTATTGATTAGTTTCGAGGAGAATAAATGAATATTAACGAATATCAGAAGTGGACATTGAGCACAGCAGTTTACCCCGGTGCAGGGGAGCATGGCTTTCAAGAGGTAGTCTATCTCACCCTTGGTCTTGTCTCAGAAGCAGGTGAGGCAGCAGGTAAGGTTAAGAAGATTATCCGTGGAGATAAAGTAGATCCAGAATCTTTTGTCTCAGAAGTTGGTGATGTTCTTTGGTATCTCGCTCGTATCTGTGATAATCTTGGTATTACCTTAGAAGAATTGGCTTTGTATAATATGACTAAACTCGAATCCCGTAAAGCTGCTGGAACTATTAAAGGATCTGGAGAAGATGAAGCAAGTCGAAAAACCTCAAATATCATTTGCTAAGTACCAATGCCCTGATTGTTTATCTATTATCTCATCTAGTTATTCTGGTGAATTTGTATCTTGTACTTGCGGGAAGTGCTTTGTAGATCAAACGAAGTATTATACCCGAGTTGGAGGTAATGCTGTATATATGGAGGAAAATGAATGAGTGTGCTATTAACTACACTCCTATCTGCACTAATCCCTGTCGGTATTGAGGGGATTAAGCAGGTAATTACTACTAAGATGGGTGGTGTAAAAGCCACCACAGTAGAGGAGCAACTGAAACTTGATGAACAAGATATCAAACGTATGCAAGCCCTCGCAGTCTTGGACAATCCGGGCGGTACGCCTAGCCAGTGGGTTATTGACCTACGAGGGGCTAGTCGGTATATCATGGCTGGGGTTGTTATCGTATCTGGGGTGGCTGCCTTGTTCGTTCCAGAGATGCATTTAGAAGTAAAAGCCATTGCCTTTGAGGGTGCTAACATCGCCTTCGGTTTCTTGTTTGGACAACGTATTGTGACTGGATTCAGTAAGAAATGACATTATCGCAGAAGAAACAGGAGAAGCTGGAACGGCGGGCTTCTCTTGTGCGGAAGGTGGCAAGAGATGCTGCCAAGAAAAAAGAACAATTAAAAGAACTGAAAGAGTATGCAGATAAACAGATTTAAAACAAGTTTCGCTAACAATATTTTTAGGCAGAAATATGCACAAGGCAATAACGATACATGGGACGCACTTGCGGAAAGACTTGTGGAAGATGTCTGTGGCAGCCGATGGGGTACAGTACAACCTCTTATGTCACAAGGAGATCGTGCACAGCTTGCAGACTATATTAAAAGGATGTTATTTCTTCCGGGCGGCAGATATCTTTACTACGCAGGACGCACCGCCAAGTTTTACAATAACTGTTACCTTCTAAGAAGTGAAGAAGATACCAGAGAAGATTGGGCTGATACAGCATGGAAAGCAACTAACTGTTTAACTACAGGAGGTGGTATTGGAAACGATTATTCGCGCCTTCGGGCATCAGGTAAACCTCTATCCCGTACAGGGGGAACAAGCTCTGGCCCTATCCCACTCATGTCAGCAATTAATGAGATTGGGCGAAGTGTCATGCAAGGTGGTAGCCGGCGTTCAGCAATTTACGCCTCGCTCAACTGGTTACACGAGGACATCCCAGACTTTCTAAAGGTTAAGAATTGGTCAGATGATATCAAAGCAGCTAAGGCAAAGGACTTCAACTTCCCTGCTATGCTGGATATGACTAACATCTCAGTCAACTACGATGATAAGTGGTTGTACAATGCAGATCGTGCTAACCTTAATACCTTTCAAGAGAATTGTCGTCAGGCAATGATGACTGGTGAGCCGGGTTTTAGCTTTAACTTTGGAGATAAACAAAATGAAACGCTTCGGAATGCTTGTACGGAAGTTACAAGTGAAGATGATTCTGACGTATGCAATCTTGGTAGCATCAATCTCG